TGACGTTAGGTCAGGAATTGTTGCAACAGGCGTTGGACATTAGCGCCAGCACAGGCAACGACCTGACAACCGTTACAGACGCATTGAGCAAGGCGTACAACGGCAACATGAAAGGCCTAAAGGCGCTTGACGCAAGCCTGATACCGCTGATTAAAGACGGCGCAAGTTTTGACGAGGTAATGGAGAGCCTGGCCTACACCACAGGCGGCGCAGCAACCGACGCAGCCAACACCGCTGCCGGGCGTATGGCAAACCTAAAAATACAAATGGACGAAACCAAAGAAAGTATCGGCGCGGCCCTGTTGCCCGTCATGCAAAAACTGTTGGACATTTTGTTACCTGTGGCGTATTGGGCGCAAGAAAACACAGGCCTGTTTTTGGGGTTTGCTGCCGTGATTGGCGGCCTGTCGGTTGCGGTATTGGCAGCCAACGCAGCTATGAAGATTTACCAAGCCACGTTGGTCATAGTTAAAGTGGCGCAGGCCGCGCTCAATTTTGTTATGTCAGCCAACCCGATTGGGCTGATCGTGATTGCCATTGCAGCTGTTGTGGCGGCGTTTATTGTGCTAGAAAAACGGTTTGGCATTGTTAGCGCAGCCGTTGAGGTAATCGGAAACGTGTTTAACAAGTTTTTGATACAGCCGATTGCTACGGCAATTAGTTTGATTGGCAAGCTGATTAGCGCATTAGGCAAAATACCCGGCTTGGGTGCATTGGGCAACGTGGTTGGCGGCGCGCTCAAGGGCATACCCGGCCTTGCGGCTGGCGGCATTGTGACCGGGCCAACACTTGCCATGATTGGTGAGGCAGGCCCAGAGGCTGTTATTCCGTTAGATCGGTTAGGTCGAGGCGGCGGCGGCATAACCGTAAACGTCATGGGCGGGCTGTCTACCAGCGCTGAAATTGGGCAAGCTGTGGTTAACGCAATTAGGGCTTACAACCGCAGCGCAGGGCCAGCCAACATACAGGTTGCGTAATGCCAGGCGCAGCCGTAATCCAATCAGGCAACTACCTGTTAGAGGTTGACACAGGGTTTTTGCAAGACGCATTTATTTTAGATGACAGCGTTGCAGGCGTACTAAACAACACAACCTATGTGCTAGACGGTACTACCAATTTTGCTGACGTTACAGACGGTGTGCTTAACGTCAACATTAAACGGGGTCGACGTGATCAGGGTGACCAATTTAGCGCAGGCACAATGACGTTTACGCTTAACGACACGTTTGCAGACGGCGTGTTTAACCCGTTTGACACGCAATCACCGTTTTACGACCCGACACTAAACCAGCCCGGTCTAGCGCCTATGCGGCAGGTACGTTTAAGTCGTTACAACGCCAGCAACGTCGCAGAGCGCCTATTTGTCGGCTACATAGTTAATTACAACTACACATTCGAGCTGGGCGGTCTGAACACGGTAAGCGTGTATTGCGCCGACCAATTTTATTTGTTGGCACAAACATACCTTGACGAATACAACGTGAGTGCAGAAACCAGCGGGCAACGCATAACAAGTGTGTTGGCGCTGCCAGAGGTTGACTACACAGGCACCACAAGCATTGCCACCGGGACAGTAGACCTGGGCCATGACGCTGCGTACACGGTGCCAGCGGGTACAAACGTGTTGGCGTACCTGTCGCAGATTAACGACACGGCAGAGTTTGGGCGGCTGTTCATGTCGCGTGACGGGGTGCTGACATTCCAAAATCGTGTAGGCAGCACGCTAAGCGCGTCAGTAGTCGACTTTCATGATGACGGCACAAACACACCGTATGACACCGTTGGCATAACATTTGAGGCAGATCAGGTAGTCAACCGGGCCGTTGTAACGGCGTTAGACGGGGACACCAGCACCGACACAGACCCAGCCAGCATTGCGGCCTACTTTACGCAAACGACCAGCATTACAAACAGCCTGTTGCATGTGCAAGGGCAGATTGACGCGGCAGCCACCTACCTGTTAAACGGCGAGCCAGAGGCCCGCTACACAGACGTAGGCACGTATTTTGCCAGCCTGACCACAGGCCAACGTGACGCTGTAGCCATAGTGGACATTGGGGACACAATCACGATAGAAAAGACGTTTGCGTCAGGGGTAGGCACAACAGAGCTAGCGCAAGAGCTGTCGGTTGAGGGTGTCGAGCATGCCATAGATTTTGCCAGCGGTCACCGGGTCACGTTTTACACGGCCCCAACGACCATTGTTTACGAGCTGATTTTAGATGACTTAACCTATGGCATTTTAGACGCTGAGAATGTTCTAGGCTGAGAGCATGGCAACGACACCGTACCCGTTTGTTTCTGGGGCTGTGCTGACTGCGTCGCAGCTCAACAGCACATTTAATGTGCCTGTCAACAATCAGACCGCAAGCTATGTGTTAGTTGCGTCAGACGGCGGCAAGCGCGTAGTTATGAATGCAGCTGGCGCTACAACAATTACCGTTAATACCAGCGTGTTTAGCGCTGGTGACAGCGTTTGGATCCACAACATCGGCGCAGGTACTTGCACGATTACGGCAGGTACGGCAACTGTTAACACAGCCGCCTCTTTGGCGTTGGCTCAATGGGAGGGTGGACAGCTGTATTTCACGAGCGCAGCTACGGCTATCTTTTTTCGCGGTTCCGGTGCTGTAATCCCTTCTTCGGTTAATTATCTTGTTGTTGCTGGTGGCGGCGGTGGAGGTACAGGTCTTACTGGTGCATACAACGGTGGCGGCGGCGGTGCTGGCGGTTTGCGAAGCACAGTAACGGCTACTGGCGGCGGCGGCAGTTTGGAAACAGCGTTTACGCCAACTAGCGGTGTTACTTACACAATCACGGTTGGCGCTGGCGGTGCTGCATCAACTAGCGGTGTTGATAGCTCTATTGCTGGCACAGGTCTAACAACTATTACCTCGACTGGTGGTGGTCGTGGTGCGACATCAGTTGCAGCCGCTACAGGCGGTTCAGGTGGTGGTGGTGCATCAACTGGTGGTTCGGGCGCTGGCACAGGTGCGGCAGGTACGGCTAATCAAGGTTTTGCAGGTTCTAATGGTGGCGGTTCAGCCAGCTTTATTGCTGGCGGTGGTGGTGGTGCTGGCGAGGCTGGCGGCACAGACGCAACGGGCGATGGCGGCGACGGCGTTGCCGTAGCAATTACTGGCAGTTCGGTAACTTACGCTGGCGGCGGCGGTGGTGGTGCAACAACTGGCGCAGGTGGCGGTGGCACAGGTGGCGGCGGTGCTGGCAATACAAGTGGCGCTGGTACGGCTGGCACAACAAATCTTGGCGGCGGCGGCGGCGGCGGTTCAGCAAGTGGTAGCGGCGCTGGCGGTGCGGGCGGTAAAGGTGTTGTCATCATTCGCACACCCAACACCGTTGCAATTGCAAACACCGTTACAGGTGCAAGCATTACATTTCCAACAGGTTTTATTGTGTACACATTTAATGACAGCGGAACAATTAAGTGGGGTGCGTAATGGCCTACTTTGCAGAACTAGACGACACCAACACGGTGCTACGAGTTATCAGCGTAAGTAATGATGTCTGCGGTGAGCCGACGCTTGATTTCCCAGATACTGAGGCGGCAGGCCGCGCGTTTATCGCTAACACGTTGCAATTCGGCGGCGTTTGGAAACAATGCAGTTACAACGCAACATTTAGGGGCGCGTATCCCGGCATTGGTTGGACATACGACGCAAACACAGACACATTTAACCCGCCACCAATAGAGGAATAATGCGAATGGTAATTATTGTCGCAATCGTTTTGTCGGCCTGCAGCACAACCCGCGAAAACAGCGACAAAGGCATTACACGCCCAACGTATTGTTACCCCGTAGATAGGTGTTGATCATGGCATTACGTCGAGAGCGCTACACGTCAGACGAGCTACACGCCCGGCTAATTGTCACCGTAGGCATAATCCTTGCCGTTGTGTTCAGCGTGATCGTTATTGGGTTTGTGTGGGGTTTGCTGTTTGTGTCGCAACCAATGGAACAGTCGCCCAACGACGCGGCCTTCATTGACTTGATGTCAACAATTGTGGTGTTCATGACAGGCACACTTTCGGGCCTTGTCGCAGCAAACAACATTAAAAACAAGCAAGAGCCGCCTAAGCCGTAATGGGTGTTGCGTATGTAGCCAACATGGCACCCGTAGTGGCAGGCAAATTGCCCGGCACAGAGCGCTGGGTAGAGCTGGCACACAAATACAGCGGCGGCGCAGTCTGGAACAACGGCACCTATGTCAACCGTGACATACGGGGCAAGCCAGGGCAGGTCAGTAACCATGCGCGCGGCCTTGCAATGGATTTGTCGTACAGGTTTATGCCCAACAGCAAAAAAGGCGTTACAGACGGGCGCAGGCTGTCGTTGCAATTTATCAACCAATGCCTAAGCGCCTATGACGTGCTGGGCATACAGCTCATAATTGACTATTACACCGACCCGCTGGGCAGATCGTGGCGCTCAGACCGCGCCATTGACGGCCCTAACGCCCTGCCCAATCACCGTGAGGCGTGGCAAGTGCCGCGCAGCAAGACGTTTACAGGCGCGCCCGGCGGCGATTGGTGGCACGTCGAAATAACAAGAGAGCTGGCAAACGACGCAGCTGCAGTAACAGCAGCATTTACTACGGTTTTTGGGGTATCCACCACAACGGTTTAGGCGGTCTGTACGGTCAAAGTACCGACAGAAACGGGGTTTATTGCTATGGCTACTTTTGTAGAAAAACTATTGGCAGGCGCTATTGCCGTATGGTCTGTGCTGATCGTGTCATGGGCTGGCAAGGGCCTGCAAGACACCGACGCACAGCCCAGCGTTAGCCCAGCGGCACAGGTCTACGAGGGCTACGAGCGCCCTGTAGAGGCCTACGCCACGCCAGAGGCCACCACAACGACAATTACGACGATTGCGGGTTGTAATGATGTGGTGAGCCTTGCAGCGTCATTGGGTTGGCCTGCCAGCGAGCTAGACACGTTGCGCCGGGTAGCCAACGCTGAAAGCAGTTGCATGCCTTGGGCGCACAACGCAGCAGACCCAAACGGCGGCAGCTACGGGATCATGCAGCTCAACGGGTTTTGGTGCCTACCTAACAAACATTGGCCTACAGGCTGGCTACAGGCTCATGGCCTTGTGTCGACTTGTGACGATCTGTTTAGCGCCACCGCCAACCTGCAGGCCGCGTTAGCAATCTGGCACAACAGCGGTTGGCAAGCATGGAGTACCTACTAGACCGTAGACCCTCGTGTTACTATCCACTATTACGAAAGGCAGAACAATGGCAGAAGTAGACAGAACCACAGAGGCGTTGCTGAAACATCACAACGCCATGTTTGAGCTAATAGATCAGATTTTTGCAACACCCGAAATTACAACAACGCCACCGTTGCAAAAAGAAACATGGCTCATACGTCAACTAAAAAACATGCGTGTTGACGCACAACTAGCCGGGCAAGACCATGAGGCAGACGTACTGACGCAAGCAATCGGTGAGTTGGGCGGCGTACTGTGACCCCGCAACCAGAGCTGTTTAACGCACAAATCGGTTTGGGCATGTACCGCGAGGTAGTAGCAACGCCACAACCTGAGCCTGCACCATTCGAGCGCGCCATGCAGATCAGCACCCGTGTAGGTAACTACAAATGGACAGGTGACCAGCAGCGGCAGGTAGATGACGCAATTGTTACCGTGTCACGTCGCAAGGGCTTGTTTACGTCTGATGACATTTGGCAAGAGTTAGGGCCGCAATTCCCCGTAACCAAAGGCTTGTCGGGCAGGCTCAACGCAGCTGCCAAACGCGGGTTTATTGTCAACACCGGGCGTGTAACGACAGCGCAACGCGGCGGCCTACATGACCACGCACAACGCCTAACAATTTGGGCAGCGTATGGCGTTTAATCTTGACGATTACGAGCCTGTAGCGGCGCGCCTGTCACGTTGGTTAGACATACCCAGCCAAGCCCCAAAACGTGTCATTACACACCTAATGCAATACACCGATCAGCGTTGCGTGTTTAAGGCAGAGCTGTGGCATGGTGACGTGCTTGTGAGTACCGGGTGGGCTGAGGAAACGCGCGGCGAGGGCCACGTTAACCGCACGAGCCATTTTGAGAATTGCGAAACCAGCGCCATAGGTCGAGCATTGGCAAACGCAGGGCTGGCGGGTAGTGACATGACTAAACGCCCGTCGCGCGAGGAAATGAGCAAGGTACAACGCGGCAACGACGCTGTAGACCCATTCCCAAACGTGGTTGACATAAACACGGCAGGTGTAGCAAGCGCCAAACAGGTTAATTACATCAAAATGTTGCTGGACAAAAAGGGGTTGGACATGGCAGGCCGACAGGCATTTGTAAAAGACGCAATAGGCGTAGAGGGTGCCAGCGTCAGCACGTTGACCAGCGCGCAAGCGTCAAAGCTCATTAAGGCGTTGCAGGCATGATGTTGCGTACAGCAAAAACATTGGCTGTGATCGGCTTGTTGTTAGTGGTGGTGGCGTTTTGGAACCGATAGACGAGCTAGGCAAGGTGCTTGACGCATTGGACAAGGCGCTTGCCCTGTTGACCCGGTTGGAGACGGTGCCGCCTCAGCATGCTGTTTACATTAAGCAGAGCAAGACGCGATTGCGTTGGGCTGTGCGCCGTTTGGCTAAACGTGCATGGGTGTTAAGTGCAGACATACAAATTGAGACAATCGAGACAGACGATTTAGCAGACCAAACAATTTAGGTACGCCAATCGCATTGGTGCTTACAGGCGGCGTGACCTGTTGCGGGTGTAAATCCCCGACGTTTAACAGACGTTAGTTAGCCCGTTAGACAGGCGTGCAATGACCCTGCACATAAACAGGTAGGGCTAGTGAGATCAGAGCGACAGTCTGACGGAGTGGGACACCGGGGGCGCTATGCCCTAAAGTAGACACACAACAACACACATGAATAACAAAACAAAACAACACGGCCTAACCCGACAGCAACCCTGCCGCACACAGACCACAGCAACTGAGCGCAGCGAAGGCGCTAGGACAAGCGGAGCGCGTCAGGCATTATGAGGCCGTACTCAGACCCGACCTACCAAAAAAACAGGGCGGCCCTACTTGCCGACAAACCCCCCTGTGCATGGTGCCAACG